CCATTTTCCTCTTCAACCCAGCCAGTTACGTTGTTTGTTGCCATGTATTCGAAATATGGTGTAGTTGCTACTTCCAAGTCTCCGTCGCGTGTGGGGGAACCTCTAAGATTGTTTCTATATTCTTCTTCAGAAACCCAAACAAAAACAGTTGTTTGGGTTAAACCATCCGCAGAATAAGTAGCATCTATACTAACCTTTCCTGATGATTTTAGACTATCGTAACCATTTAATCCCACGGATACCTCAGGCCATTCAATTGAAGTGTTAGGTCTTGTTATATATTTTGTGGATGTATAAGTTGCCATATTTAATCTCCGTTTATCATGTATTTATATATTATGATAATGCTCGAATCCTCTCAACTAGTCTATCTGCTCTATTGGTGACCTGACGATACCACGCCGAGTCAACCATCTCGTCTGCCGCGGCATTCCAATCACGGGAATCTACACCACGTTTCATACCCTTGAATTTACTCAAACGGGGTCTTCCCATGTTGAACATCATGTTAGCAATCACTTGTTGAGCTTCTTCTGGCAACTCATCGAAGTCTGGATAAAGGATGGCGCAGTCTGACAATACTGTTTGGACATCTTGCTCGAAGGCTTCAACCACTCTAGATTCTGATACTTCTGTTCCGATGTCGAAACCGTTTTCGGGGTCTGACTCAGTAACCAAATGGCCAATGCCGAAAGTAGCATAACCAAGATGATCGTTATATAATTCATATACACACCCCTCGTCAATTTTTAGTTGTTCTCTGAGTTTATCAATATCCATTAGTCCATTCCTAGTCCCATTTTAATTTTGTTAATTAAATAGTTTCGCACAAATCCAGACCTTACGATATCTCCAATGCTGAACTCTGTGCAGTTAAATTCGTCCATCTCTTCAAGAATGCGTAGGAAGTCATGCAGTCCATTCCTATCATTCGTTCTCTGTAAATCACTCTGGTCAAAGTCACCACAGAACACGATACGAGAGTCTTGCCCAATACGAGTGATGATTGTATCCAGTTCGTGGAAGTTCATGTTTTGACATTCATCTACTATAACAATAGAGTTATCAAATGTCAACCCTCTTAGGAAAGAAGTTGACAAAAAGTAGAGTGAACCTTGACCTTTTAGACGGTCATACAAATTATTGAATGACTGTTCGTTTGGCATCTCAAACATGAACTGAACCATGTTCTGATACGGCACCTGATACAATGCAGACTTATCTTCCTCGTCGCCGGGTAGAAACCCAATCTCTCTTGTTGGAATGAGAGAACGGACGATAATGACTCGTTCATAATTGGACTTTAAATCCAGAACTGAGTTGAGTGCGAGATAGAGTGATGCGAAGGTCTTACCTGTTCCTGCTGCACCAAATAAGAATTGGTTTCTTCCCTTCTTCCATGTATCAAACACAACCTTCTGACTGTCTGTAATTGGTTTAACAGTTACGAGTTGGGAATGATTGATTTCTTTATTCTTACTAGCCATAACAATCCTTTAGAGAAAAAAAGAGGGGGGAGTGGGGGCGCGCCTTCCCCCCTCTGACACATGGGCGGAGTGACTTCCCAGCTTGCGTAGACGCTGTGCATCCCTTGCTGAAGTTTGATATCTCGCCCGCGTCAATTCTATTTATAATACTCCGTGTTTCTTCAACACGTTTCTTGTCTTAATTTCTTTAGTAGAACTTGTACTACTTGAACCGTAACGGTCTGAGAGAGGTGTGCCTGGATGTGACTCTGCGATACGTTGCATGTTCTCTGTGAACCCACCATCTACCTTTGGTCCGACACCCATCATGTGATCTCCTGCAATAGCAACTGCTACTGGAAGCTGTTGCACTTGAGGATTAAGTTTCTTATATTCATCAAGTTCATTCATAGGCATGAACTCATCATACTCTTCCTGTGTCACAGTATCGTAAAATCTATATGTTGGCATTATACATCTAACTCCAATTGTATTGGTCCATGATTTCTCAGGTTATGTAACTCTTCTGATAGTTGTTTTACACGCATTTGCAAATAATGAATTTGTTTCTGCATTTCAGAAATCTCATTCTTATGAATATACTCAGGCACCAGCCGCTCCTCTTTGGACCGTCTGCCCATGTAATCCCAATACGGTTCTCTTTCCATTAGGTATCCCACCATCAAACCACTCCGGTATAGAACGTTTCTTCCACTTTGCGAAACGTGATTTCTCTAGTATATAGTAATTCTGGTAAGCAAGAACTGTGTCATCACCTTTGCAATAATCAGGCATACACTGAGGTGGGTCAGCGAAACCAATATTAGCAATATTCTCTGGTAGTTTAGAGAGCGCACCGACTAGTCGTTCACTTGCATGGTGTTTACCGTAACGGAAAGTGTACTCTTTAAGAAGATAGTGAAACAGGTCATACAGCCACAGATATTGCTCCATAGATGCACGAGTCCAGATTGTAGATGGATGGTTCTTATGTGCGAGTTTGTATAGACCCATTGCATCTGCATACTCATCACCATCAAGAACACGATGTGCAGTTGATAGCATCTGAGCAGTCTCCAAAATCATCTTCACCACATGTTTATCACAATGCATCTCTGCGGCGATAGACGGACTCTTATCCAAATAGAATATATTCATTTGTTATATTTCTCTAAAAGGTATTCAGAAACAGTAACACCTTTCTTTTCGGCACGTTTGATGATGTACGCCTTACGTCCATCACTCAACTTGTCGTAGTCTCTTACAACGTCATCAGAATATTTCAGATTCATCTTCACTTCTCCCATTTATAAAAGATATGGTCACCGATTTCGACTGTCATAGTCTTAGTCTTTGCCCATGCAGGGGTGACGTAATCTGCATGGTAATGTGTTGCGCCATCTGTGATATCATAGAATGGCAGTTCGTTTGATAGAATACTATCTGCAAGACCTAGCATATCGTTGTATGTCTTCTTGTCTTTTGGTTTGTCTGACTTACCATCACAGAACCATGAGAACTGACATCGATGCTTGATTGGAATTCTTACATTTGAGTCTTGCCATGACTTACGAGTTGGTCCTTCTTGAACAACCTCGCAGACTGAGTTAGGAAACCTATCGTCATTCACACGATTAAGAACAACTGCCGTAACTGCCATCCAACCAGCAGTTCCTTGGTTTCTTGCCTCGTAATACATGTTCTTTGCGAGACAGATTGCAGACTCATCATACTTTGGTTGCGGTGACATTGTTGAACCAACAACAACTGTCCCGATTACCAGTGCTTCAAGTCCGTTCATACTTCACCCAACTCTTCAGTGATATACCGTTTGGCATACCGAGATGCTTCTGAAGAACAAAAGAACTTCTCTGCATCCTCACAGATTTCATCAACAGTAAAATCAAACGGTTTCGGAGCATCGAAGAAATAACCATCTACGAACTCTTCGACATCCATCATGAAGTTTTTCATCTTAGACATTAACAGCCTCCTTTACATTCCAAACCATACCATCACGCATTGCACTCGCAGTAAGAAAAACCTCATTACCGTTTATGCCCTCAAAGACCAGATTGATCTTGTCACCGTTACGTTCAACTCGCTTCAGTCCAGCAAGTTCCTCAACAACTGCACCACCCATATCAACTTCAATCATACTGTATATTCCTCTTCAAATTTTTTCAACAGGTCACCCTGCATGGCATATGCCTCAATCTCCCAAGGCTCATCATCATATGCAGTAGTATCATCATAGACCTTACCCATGTACATCTTACGAAATCCATCAAGGTCTTTCATCTTACGAGTGGCACCCTGCCACACATGCACCATTTCATGGCACACAGTCTCAATCAGTTCTCCACCCGTCAGATTCTTATCAACGTCGATATAGAAGTCACGATTGTCTTCACCTTCGTAACACCAACCGGCAACGCCCTCACTCTTGAGGTTCTTGATATTCACCTCAACCTCAAGGGTACGCATTCGAGGCATCAACTCACTGATGCAAAAGTCAATAACGTCCTTAACGAGAGCACGTTTTAACTTCGTAGACCCTATGACATTGATGTAGTTCATATCAACCCTTTTCCGATTATGTCTAACTATACCACACAAAAAGGAATCTGTCAACCCCTAAAATGACCCCCTAGAGATAAAGGGGGCCAGTCCAGTTGATGGTGTAACCACCGTCGAGGATATTTCCCCGTGCTTTGTTCCGAGCAGGAGCAGCGTAACCAGCGGCTTTCAGAATGTCACCCTTCTTGAACTTCTTATCATTATCGGTGTTGACAACAAAACCCCAAACGCTTCCACCTTCGGTGAATACCTTGATGTACTTAGTTCCCACCTTGTAGGTGATCTTCTCGTTGAACTCAGCGATCATCGTCTTATTGGTTTCCGTCAAAGCGTCCAGACCTCTGGCATCAGTACACCGTGTGGTCCAGTTGAGGTAGTCTGCTTTGATGTTCTCAATCAGGGTGGTCATTTCGTTGTTCATGTCTCTTTCCTTTTCTCAGTTTATAACTAACTATACCATACGGATTCGGATATGTCAACAAAAAAATGACCTATTTTGAAAGTTTTTTAGCCACCTGATGCCATACCCTTGGCCTGTGGATACTGAGCGGGTTCGATTCGTTTGTATTCATCATCCCAATCAAACGCTTCCTTGACCACATTATCAGATAGACCCTTGTACTTACGATGCAGGGACTTATTCTTTGCAGCAACCAACAGTTCAGCCTCATCCTGCTGAAGTGCTTCAAGCATCTGAACAAACATCATCTCACGTTTATTCTGAGTCATGCCGGGATTACCACCTCTGATAAAGTGATACAATTTCCTGACCTCTTGCTGCAATGAAGTATGCTCTGTTCCGTCTGGTGCATCATTCGGTGTGTATGGTACATCACCTTCGGGTAATTCCCATACGATATTTGGATCAAAAGATGATTTGCAGATCATGCGAAGTGCATCAGTCTGGTACTGCCTCAAAAATTGAACTTTCTCTTTCTTTGTCTTTATCTTGGAAACCTGTGTCAAGATTTCAGCAAAGCTGCGTGTATATGTGTCTATCGCCATTAGAATTCTCCTATCGATTCAACGAGGTTGC